AAGAGCAGGTTGGCTTATCGAATCTGGTGAAGCTATATAGGGACGTTAATAAAAAAGGTAACGCCCCCGAGACGGCACAAGCAGTGAAAGCTGCTCAAAACCAGCCACGTACAGCTGGAGTCCTCCAAGGAGGTTCTCCAACTTCTCCCAAATCTGAAGAAAATAAGATGTGGGATAATATTGTAAATGCTGGTAGTCGTAATAGCGTACTTTAAACAATAAACTGAGGAAGGATATATAATATGGCAACATATAATAATCCCGGCCCGTTGAAGTTTGGTGACCCCGGTGCGGTAATTGATAGTGTGATACCATCAAGGCGGCTATATAATTTCAGTGATAGAATTGCTGATTTAGCTCCTGATGAGTCTCCATTTTTTGTTTACTTATCCAAAGTCGCTAAAGTCCCAACGGATGACCCGCAGTTCCGATGGTTAAAAGACCGTAATAAAATCCAAATGGCGGATAGAACATTTGCAATTGATACTAATGTTACTATCCCAGCCGCAGGTAGCACTGTAAGCTACAGCGTTGATGACGGCGCTGGCGCAGCTATTGATTGGGTTATTAAAGGCATGGTATTTGCAGTTGGCGAAAAAAATGCGAGCACAAACGAACCCGAGACAGCTATTGTTCGGGTTGAGTCTGCTCCAGTCGCTGGAAGCACAGCAACCACCTTTACTGGTCGTACAATTTCCGCAGCAACTGGCAGTACTACTGCTGTTGTTGATGGTGAAAAGTGTACAGTTATCGGAACCGCATTTGAAGAAGGTTCAGGTTCTCCTGATTCTTGGTCTCGTGAATTAGATAATGGTAGTGGGTATTGTCAGATTTTTAAGACAGCCTGTGAACTTACTAATACTGCAAGAGCAACGGTTTACCGTGGCTATGCCAGTGAGTGGGACAGAATTTGGAATCTGAAACTTCGCGAACATAAAGTGGACATCGAAAGAGCAATGCTTTTTGGAAACGCTGCAACTCAAAGTGGTATCAACTATACCGATGGTATTGTTGGTCACATCATTAAAAACTCACAATCTCAGATTACCGGAGCGACAACTCAGGTATCATACACTGAAGATAAAGGTTACTTTACAACTCGTACAGATGCTGAAACAACTTACGATGTTATCTTGAGAGACCTTGAAGTTATTTTTGACCCAGCTCGCGGTGGTAGTTCATCAAAGCTTGCGCTTTGCTCACTCCCTGTTATCTCATTCTTTAACAAGATGAATAGCTCGGGCACTTTCCTATCAAGCGCTTATTCTGCTGCGAACCCAATAACGTCGCAAGCAACAGGTTCTTATGGGCATAAAGTAATGAGGGTGGAAACTATTCATGGTGATTTGACGCTAGTAAAAGAACCCCTATTCAGAGGTCATGCAGCGCCATATATGTGTTTAGTTGACCTTGATAACGTAGCTTATCGTCCATTAATCGGCAATGGGGTAGATAGAGACACACACATTCAAACGAATGTACAGTCGGCAGATGAAGATTTACGTAAAGACATGATTCTAACTGAAGCAGGTCTTGAAGTTTCTCTTCCTGAAGCTCACGCTCTATTTAACTTTGAGTCTAATTAATAGGAGGTATGAATAATGAGAAGTGCTTTCTTAGAACAGAATAGTGGTGTAACTGCTGGAGTCAAGAAAAAGGTCGTATCTGTTGATGCAGATATAACCCTAACGAGTGACGATAGTGGAAAAGTCTATATGCTTAGTGCTACTGGTGGCACTGTAGCAGTAACTCTTCCAACCGCGTTAGAAGATGGGGTCTACTATAAATTTATAGTAGAAGAAGAAACTCCATCTAATGCTATTACAATAGCAGCTGGTAGCGCTATTGTGAGCTTGGTAATGAAAGATGCTGGAGGCAACGCTTCCAACTCAACCGCAGGCACTCAAGTTTCCAATCTTATCATTGGAACGAGTGCTCAAAAGGGCGATTATATTAATTTAATGGCTGCTGGAGAAGAGTGGGTTGGAGAGTGTCTATCTAGCATTGATGACGCTGTTACTACTTCATAACCCGAATAAATAAGGGTAAACAGATTTGGATTCTGTGGGGACTTTCAATAAAAGTTAGTCCCCGAACATCCCAAGAATTTAAAAACTGGAGAAAACATGGCTGTATATGGTAATGTAAAAGTAAAAGTATTCATTCACCCGGGTAACCCCGGTATCGAGACTGGGGCCACCGGAACAATGGCAAGAGATATAAAAGATTATATTGACACATTAGATTCAACCAATAATAAGGTTCTGTCTATTACGCATACCCAGTTAAATGGTGACAGAATACTAACAATGGTGGTTGGTGGGGCTTAATGTCCTGTCAACATTGCAAGGAAGACAATTCAGAAGGTTGGTTTTATTGTCGTAGTTGCGGCAAGAGGGCGAGTAAACCTTTATATGCCCCTGCAATTATTATAAGAGAAGCGGGGTTTGCTACAGCTATAAGGAAAGACCAGATTGATTTTCAGGTAACGACTATGGGTGAGGACATAGAATCAAAGGGAGGCGAGATACGTGGCAACATTTAGTGCACAGGTGGTAGACCTTGTAGGTACATTTAGTGACGAAACTGCATTGGACTCTTTTATAACAGAAGGAGCTAATGAGGTTATTAATGCTATGCCTCGCTCTATGCAGGAGAGGGTAGCAGAAGAAACCTCTTTTACTAACACAACAACTTCTGAGGGTAGCAAGGTACTTCACGTATTGAGAAATGACGGGACAATAGACCAGCCCTGTAGGAAGGTTCCAGCGAGAAATAGGGGTAGGATACAAGACTCGTCAGATATGCAGTATGCCACTGCTACAGACCCGGCTTACTATGTTCAGGACGCTCTTGTAACTATATTCCCCACTGGTACTGGTAAATTAGTTTCAATCCCTACTTACAATCAGGGTTCTGCTTTAGATGCGAGTAGTCTTAGCACAATAACAAATTTTCCGAATGAAGCCGAGTATCTTGTAACTCTCTATGCTGCTATAAAAGCGTTGCAGCAAAATATGAGTGGTATGATGACTCTCACAGCTATTGATACAACGGCATTAGGGGCTATTACAACTGAGTTAAATAAAGCGGATGATATTATAAATACAGCCCATGGGAAAATAGGAGATTTTTATACTTCTATTGGCGATATTGATGATACCACAGAGTTATGGGATAATACGAATAAAAGATTTACAGTGGTGAGAGATGCCCTAGTTTATGCTGCAAATTTAATTGATGGGAATAAGCCCGATGCAGCTTATGATGTAGCACAGAATTTATTAGATGTAAACGCGGCCTTTGACGGGATACAGGCGCACTTAGCAGATGGCGAGGCTATTCTTACAAACGACCCAACTTCAGGAGATATTGCCACAGCTTTGACCGCTATGAAAAATGCAATAGAAGCAGCTGAGGCTACGTTTGACAAGATGGAAGACTCTGCCAGTTCTGTATTTGGTGATTCAGATACTTTTACAGCTGCAAGCTCTCAACTTACAAGAGTAAAAGCTGCTATTGATAATGCTGAAGATGTTATAAATAGTAATCAACCAAGTGCGGCGACTGATGCATATGGTGCACAATCTAATGAAGATATTGAGCTGGTTACATCTGCCTTGAATATAGCTCAAACAGAAATTCAAAGAGCTCAAATGCATTTATCTGAATGGACTTCCATAGGCGATATGAGAGTCAAGCAAATCAATGCTTCTTTATCAGAGGCTCAGGCATATGGCGGTGAAATTCAAGCAAGACTATCTTATGCCAGCGCTTATCAGCAGGCATCCGCCGCAAGAGGTCAAGAGGGACAGAATAGAATTGCACAAGCCAATACCACATTGTCAGTAGCGCAGCAAGAATTGGCTAGGGCTAATGCGGCGATTGCTGAAATCAACGTACTTATGGGTTCATATAGATTAGAACTAGAGGGCGTTGGGCCCTACCTCCAAGCAGCGACTGGTTACATTTCTCAGGCTCAGGGGTATGTTGCTGAAGCAAACACTCGGATGCAAAGAGAAGAGCAAAAATATAAATGGTACCAAGCACAACAAGCAAAACTACAGGCCGATTATGATAGAGGAATACAGCTTTTAGCTAGGGGTTAGGATGGCTTTTACATTAGTAACACTTAACACTTCCCCATCATGGACAACAGTTACTTTAAATACATCTCCGTCTTGGACTGGGGTTGCCCTCAATACCTCACCAAGTTGGACAGGGGTTGCGCTTAATACATCTCCTTCGTGGTCTGGTGTTGCGTTAGATACCTCTACTACATGGATATTGCCCGGAAGTTGGCCTGATATGACTGCCAATAACTGGGAAGATGAGACTAGAACTTGGCAGCAAATAGGATTACTTGGAAAGGATTCTGATTAATGGCAGTACATAGCCTAACAGTAAAAAAGATTATATCAAGAGTCAGGCAAGCGTTTCCCAATGCCCCAGAAGCATACATTATGAACCTTATAAATGAAGCTATTGTTGAACTTGGGAAGTATGCTACTAAGATAGAGTACGCAAAAGCAACAACGGTGGCAGACCAGCAGTGGTACACATTAAGCGATAGCAATGCTGGTGTTGAGATAAATAAGGTATATAGGGTTGATTTCATGGATTCTAGCGGTGACTACGTAAAGATACCGCGGTTAGTTAACAACGAAATACCAACAATGGATATAGACTAATGGCAAGCACATATAAATACCCGGAAGATTACATATCATGGTTTATCAAGGGAAATCATTTAGCTATCGTCACTCTCAAAGGCGAGACTAGCGGTAGCACGCACGCAAAGTACGGTCAATATAAACCGATTGATGAGGCTGTTACTAACGGTGTGCTAATACATTATCAGGCAGAACCAAATGCAGTATCGGCGATTACAGATACGCCAGACGTAGATAATGTCTTCCATACCAGTCTTATTGACTATGTGAAAGCTAGGCTCTACCAAGATAAGGCTGGCACTGCAGGTGACGCAGCTATAGCGAATGTAAGCATGAATATGGCGGTAATACACGAAGGCAAATGGAATGAGGCAGTGAAGAGACATGGAATGCAGAAAAGAGATAAAACTGGCGGAGATAGACGAGTGTTAATGCCAGATTTTACATAAAAATTAGGAAAGAATTATGGCAGACTTACATAAGTATAAAACACACGAGCTTTTAAGTAAGGTTTTAAACGCAGGCGAAGATGCGTTAAATGTAGACATAGATAACGTAACGCTTACCACGGAAGGCGGAGATGTCGCAATAGACGTTGCCCTAGATAAAGCTAACGATAGTGTGACCGTATATGCTAACACAGCAGCAGATGGCTCGGGCACTAGCACCGTTCCTCTGGTTGACGCAGCAGGGCACGTTCAAGTAGATATCATATCATCTGCCTTACCTTCTGGTGGGGCAACGGCAGCAAATCAATCTACAATAATTGGTCATGTAGATGGAGTAGAAACATTATTGACTGGCATAGATGCTGATACCGATGCGATAAAAACAGATGCAGCCGCAATAGAAGTATTGTTAACAGCCGCAAATGTAGACCATGCGGCTAATGAAGCTTTACTTACTACTATAGATGCAGATACAGGAGCAATCAAAACCGCTGTAGAGACTATAGATAATGCTATTAGTGGTACTGAAATGCAAGTTGATGTAGTCGCTGCTCTCCCCGCTGGTTCAAACACTATAGGAGTAGTTGACCTTGGTTCTACAGACAATGCTGTATTAGATGCAATAGACGCAGTTCTTGATACTATAAAGGTTGATACAGAAGCCGTAGAGACAGCAACAGAGGCATCTCAAGCTGCTTTAGAAAAAATGTTATACGGAACAGCTTTAGCCGTAACAGCAGTTCATGGAGGCTCAGACCATTCGTTAGGAGCTACATATGAAGCATTTCATATTGGCGTAGGTGGAGATATAAGCTTAGATTGTGCAACAAGTGGTACTAATATAGTGTTTAAAAATTTAGCAAGTGGTCAGATGTTGCCAGTTAGAGCGACTGTGGTTAACGCAACTAATACAACAGCTACAAATATAGTAGCATTGAAAGCCTAATATGCCTTTAACTTGGAAAAGAACAGTAAGTAACTTTTTAAGGTCAGTTTATGATGTTATTTGGAACATATCACAACTTGATTGGGAAGAAAGCAATGTTAAGTGGGAAGAACACACAGGATGAAAAATTTTAATATGAGGAAAATATAATGGCTAAGCTAACAGGACAAACTATAGCTGCTAGTTACGACCAGCTACTTATTGTAGATGATGCTAATGGGATTAGTTCGTCTTTACAGGCTATAGAGAGTGCAGATACTGGTGGAAGCGCATCTTCTCTAAAAATATCAACAAGTAAGGTAGAGGTAATACCCGCAAGTGATTCAACATCTCTTTTTGAGGTTTCTCAAGCAGATGGGACTGCTGTCTTAAGCGTAGATACAACAAATGCTCGAGTTGGAATTGGGTTAGTTGCTCCAGCAACAAACCTTCACCTGCAATCTGCCGATACTAATATCCTCAGAATTGAAGATACTTCGTCAGATGGAATAGCAAAAATTGAATTAAAAAATGATGCAAGAACCTCAACATTTGGTCTTTTTGGGGACGACAGCGATAAGTTAAAAATCCATCATGGTGGGGATTATATTTTCGCAGTAGATACTGATGGTAAGGTTGGGATTGGTTCAGATGCATCGTCTCCTTTAGGCAAATTGCATATAGCAAGTGCTGATACTGGTGCCTCACCCCACGCTGGAGCCGATGAGTTAGTCTTAGAAGGCACATCCGATATGGGTATGACTTTTCTCTCTGCGACTGATGGTGCTGGTATAATTAATTTTGGGGATAGTGGTGATAATAATATAGGATACATTGAATATCAACATGGCGACAATAGCTTTAGATTTGGCGCTGCTGGCTCTGAACGCATGCGTATCGACTCATCAGGCAATGTCGGAATTGGTGAAACGTCACCCTCAAATAAACTTGTCGTTAAAGGCGATGCTACAACTTATGTTGTAAAATTTGTAAATGATGGTAATAATGCTAACAGGCATGGCTTGGCGGTTCAGGCTGGTGCTGACGATGGGAGTGGAACGACATACTATTTTAACGCGGACGATGGTGATGGAGGGAATGTTGGATATTTGGCGAACACATCTGGCACATTCGCCTTGACAGATGCGTCCGATGAATCCCTTAAAAATAATATAAGAGATACCGAAATAAATGGGTTGGATACAGTTAATTCAATAAAGGTAAGAGATTTTGAGTGGAAAAAATCTGGGATAACAACCGAAGCTGGTTTTGTCGCTCAAGAATTGAGGGAATCTTTTGCCCCGGCAACCAGCGAAATGCCTGATGGTCTGTTGGGTGTATCAAGAGAAATTCTTGTTGGAGTTTTAGTTAAAGCAGTTCAAGAACTCTCAGCAAAAGTAGAAGCCTTAGAGAGCGCACAATGAAAAAGATTGACTTACAAGGGGCAATATTGGCTGGTATAGGCACATTGATTGTAGGATTAACAGGATGGCTTATGACAACTACACTTGACGTAGATAAAGACCAAGATGTTATGGAGGTCAGATTAGGACACGCTGAAGAAAATTATGATAAACTACGACTAGACAGCCCAAATCATTCAATGGATACTTGTCCAGTTTGTATGCACATGAAGTTGGGAAGCAAATGACATTGAGGATAAATAACGGTCGTGAGTGAACCAATTAGCGATAAGAGTTCATTGAATATTTCATTACCTATGCTTTTGCAAGCAATTTTTTTTATAGCCAGTATGGTGTATGGCTATGGACAGTTGAACACAAGAATATCATTTCTTGAACATCAAGCCAATACGAATGAGCGTTCCATTAAGGAAATGAAGGCGATGCAGGACTTACCAATTCCAAGTGATGTCAGGCAAGATGAGAAAATCAAAAGAATTGAAGAAGAAATTTTAAGGCTTAGAGATGGCGAAAGGAATTAGTGCTAATAGTCAGGTACATATATCTATAGCTTTTCTAATAAAGGCAATGATTGGCATCTCTATGTTGATAGCAGCATACTATCAGATACAGATGAAGTTC